GTCCCCGAATATAAATGTCATGATTATCGGGGGAATATCCTGCTGCTGTCTGCCCACCTCCTCCCGTTATCCCCGTAAGGAACCACATCGAGAGATCGTCAAAGGTTTGGAAGGTATATGGAACATAGTGACCAATGATTGGTGTATAAAACGACATCAATGCCGATGCATTCTGCAAATCTGCTTCAACACATCGCTTAATTAATACAGATCCAAACATGGCAATTCCAACAGGATGGACAAGTCTTCGAATTATTTCTCGATAGTTTTCAATTACAACTTCACTTTTCAACACATATGACCAATTTTGATAGAAGTGATTGTCCTGAAGTACTTTATTTGTGCTGAGGCGACCATCATTATTTGTGTAATATCCCGCAGACTGACACAGTGCTCCTATGGAGACAGATCCTGAAAATCCCGATCCTCGAACTGATTGAACTTGCATTGTTGGAGGAACAATATAGTTAATTCCAAAGTCATCAATATTGATTTTTCGAATTCCACCAACACTATCAATCTCTACAACGGTTCCTGTTCCTTGCTGTCCGCTCGGGTCATTTGCAACAAACAAAATTCGATCACCAATTTCATAGTCACTTCCATCATTCGTAATTTCAAGTGAAGAGACTACACTATAAACCTTTACCTCATGAAACTCTTCATTGCCATCGGTGAAATCAACGCCAAGACTTCCTGTTGTGAATGTCCCGTTTCTCCCCGAAAGCAATAGTTCTGCAACAGGAAAGTTTCCTATCTGATATACAGAGACATCAACAACTCTTGCTGTTGCGGTTATCTTTCCTGCATTGTTCTTTTGAACGATGTTGTTTCCTGCAACGCGGTAGATCTGATCGCCCAATACATTTGAGATTCTCAGATAGTTATTCTGTGTCCATCGACCTGATGATAATCGTAAAATATCTTGTTTTGGATAGTAAAATTCAACCGCTGTATCATAAAGAATTCGGAAAAGGAACTCATAAGACTTTTCCGTTCCCTTTGCCAAGTAGAATTGCTTTATGTTTTTGAGAAGTCTTCTCGGATCAACAGGGTCATTTGTTGTCTTATTAATCGCTAGATTCTCAGGAAAATTCAACAAATACTCTTGCTTGAAATGGTCGATGAATTGGTCAAGTGTGCTATCAATATCTGGAATATCATGCATATCCATCGGGGAAAGAATTTTCCCCGAATTTCGCTTTAGTCCAAGCCACTCGTAATATGCCGATAGAAACGAAACAAGTGTGGGATGATCGACCCTGACAAACTCGGGAAGTCTATCAGGTACAAAATTTGAAAGTTGGCGTTCTAAGTCAATACTCATTCGAATTATCTTGTGAAGGATGCATCACTTGCGTTTCGGTCAATATTTGTTTTTTCTGGGATTGCAGTTGCCACGATAGACAACTCATCAATTTGAATAATTTGATTTCTTCTTGCAAAGATATCACTCTTTTCAGGAACTACCGTGACATAAAGAGAGGTTTCTCCCGTACCTAAAGTCTCGGGCTTAAAGTTTCTCAGAGATAGCAACCCTGTTGTATAGTCGATACTTCCGATATTCTTATTAACTATAATCTTGGCGGTTCCCGATTCTTTATAGATTCGAATGTTACCATATCCATCATCATCTAAAAAACAATCTACAATAGGTTTAACAATCGCAGATGAAGTTGCATCGCGATAACCAAAAACAGCACTCGATAGAATCGGAGTATATCCATTAATTGGATGGAATAGCGGGTTATCAAACTTAATGCTATATGGTGCAACTCTTCCTAGGCTTGGCTCAAATCTCTTGGATAAAGAAATCACAACTGAGTTTGATAGCACCGCACCCGATGATCCGTCAATTGCAGATGAGAATTTAGACAATCTGAAATTGCGCTGAAACAGTTCTAAGTAAGATGTACTGAATGCTTTAATAAGATCAACAAGTCGAGCCTCAATTCCCGACTTATTCAGTGTGGTTTTTGCTTCGTCATAGTAGAGAGTAACATTTGGATTGATGTATAAGATATCAGGATCTACTACCTCGGGCATAATTGTAACTAGATTTCGCTCGCCCAAGATGGTTCGTTCAATTGCCTGTTTTTCGGCGCTTGACAATCGAGTACCTACCTTTGGCTTAATGCTAACATATACTTTTCCATATTGTGGGGGATCGTTTTCTTCACCTCCCCAAATAAAGAACGAATCTGCTCTATTTGCATATTCTCGACCAAGAAGTGCTTTATAGTCATCTGCGGTGACAGCCCTGTCCTGTGCCTGGTAGTTTCTTGGGGCATAATATTTGATAGATGCAATATCTTCACTATCCTCGCCTCCGAATGAAAACAACACCTTTCCGTCCGCATCGGTATTGATTCTTACTTCATTTACGCGGGTGTCTGTGCAGGTAATTGCTCTTCTTGCATTTGTTTCCTCATAGCCAATTCCATTTCCAAGAGAACCATTCGTGACAAGATATCGAAGATTGATGACATTGCCATTTTCAATTGCTTTGCCAAGGATCCCATCACCAAAATAAATTTCCCAAAATCCATCTCTGCCCTCTTGAATGAAAAACACATTTGAAGTTGAGTCTAGTTTATTAATGTCGGTTGCTTTTTTCCATAACTGAGCCGATCCCGTAGTATCGCTTTGTGATCGCTGAACAAATACTCGAATCGTGTCAATATCTATATTGAGATCGGGAATAGTAAATCTTGCCTCTGTCCCGCCTTGTGTGTTTGCCACATATGCAACTTCCTTTGTATATCCCTGATGGAGGGTAACATCCTGTACAATATTCTCACCCGATCTACGAACTGCTTTATAGGTATCCAAGGTGACAAAATTGACTGCTTTGCCATCAACATCCTTACCACGAAAGACGGTTCCTGTATTAAGAAATTCTTTGCCCTGAATGACTCTCTGTGTGAAGGTATCAACTGTATTGCCACTTGGTGTCATTACAACATCGACTATGAGTTGTGCTGCCTTCTTTGATCTTGGCGTATAGTTTAAGTGCTTTGCAAGAGAAACAACCGATGGTCGCATAATTGCAGAATCAATGAATGACTCATTTGCTGCCATATTTGCATAAAACGCCTGATAGTGTGTGTTATATGCAAGAAGATCGAGAAGGACTGATAGTGCTGAACCTTCAAAGTTGTAGTCCTTGAACTGCTCTTGACCGCTCAAGTACTCTTTTAAGTTTGCCTTGATCTCATCAAACTCAAGGGATTCGATTGGTGTATTTGATATGTTACTCATCTTAGCCTCTGTAGAGCGATTGTGGTTGAGAATACTCTTTGAACATTACGAATGGTGAAGTGAATTGTGATACGAATCTCATTCCTATCTAGCACATCTACAATATCTACAATTGCATCACTAACCCTTTTCTCATAATTTCGAATCACTTCTGAAATTCGCTTTTTGAGTTCAATGACCATTATGGGTTCGATCAGTTCAAACAACATATCCTGCACTCCTGAACTGATCTCGGGATGAAATGGCTTTTCCCCCCTGCGATAGAGAATCAAATTACGCAAAGATCGCTTAATTGCCTCTTCGTCTCGGCGTAATGCAACATCTCCCGACAATGGATTGCGGTCAAAGTTGATATCAAGATCGATAGATGTGTTCTGACTTTTAAGCATTATTGTAGTGCCAGTTCAAGTTCGATATAGTCCCGTGCTTGCTCAAACTGTTGTCTGATTCTTTTTTCTTCTTCTACCGTTGGAACTTCGGTTTCGTGGAACCACTCCAATTGCACAAATCCAATATACAAATCCTGTTTCATGATTGGTAAAATGCTGTATCGAACAATTCCATTTGACTTGTTGTATGAACGAAAATAGCCGTCAGGCATTCTTTCTGTTATGTAAGATCCTGGACTATCATCTCGCATATTCTCGATGAGATTCCAAAACATCGTGACTAAAATGCCCTGTAGATTTCCTCCGTCATATATCACTCCTCGTTCACATGATTCATGGGTGATACTGAATTTTTTCATGGGAGTTCCATCAAGAAATTTTCCACCATTGTGGAAGTATCCAATTTTTGCTTTTTCTGCACCTGTCTGAATTCTTAGCCCCGTCAGAGTTTCATGGATATTCGTATGCTTTAACTGAAAATTCGACCCCCTAGAATTTATAGAAGCCTCTTCAATATAAAGTTTGTCTTCTTGTTTTTTCTTTGACCTTGCATATGCAATACCTGTGAGAACGCCACCCACAACTCCCGAGACGGCAATTCCAAGTTCAAACCAACCTTGAATAAAGGATGAAAACATATTACATCAACCTCCACAATATACATTTGTACTGCCTCTAGCACAGGCAGATCCACAATGAATAGGATCTGCTACCCGTGCTGCGGGAAGGCTATTGATATAAACCGAAGACGATCCAATTGCAGTTTTGCTTACATGGCAGTTATCGCCACAGCAATGAGTTGCCCATTTATCGCCCTTTCGATGCCATCCAAGACTGTTAACGAATACATTCTTTGATCCTTCGAGATTTGGTCTTGGTGGAAAACACCGATGTCCTGTACAAATGTCTGTATGTCTATGTGCGGCTGGCATAAAACTCCTTTAGCAACTTCGAAAGTATCCACGATCTTTCATGGTGGCAAGATATTCTTTATTTGTCACAGGGAATCCATCAATGAACATCTGATTTCTGATATTTAGGATGAATTCATCTCTGTCCGATGACCAATTGTTGTCTGTGTCGATTATGAACCTTCCGTCAATGTAACTGCTCGGCAATAAAGAATCAAATGCCCTTGCCACAAACCGAATTCCCTTGGCAATTGGAAACCCTGCTCGATACAAAGAAGCAGATCCTCGCTTGGCATAGTTGTCTTCTGTAAACTTCCTAGGAGTTTGTTCGCCATAATCAAACGCAAAGGTGTCTGCTGCAACAATATCCCGATCTTCTTGGGGAATTCCTGCGGGATTGGTAAGTCCAAATTCCAAGGGAAAGATATCATCCAAGTCATCAATTTTGCCGTACAGATGTCCCGTGTCAATATCGAGGGTTAAACTTGGAGGAAATACTCCTTCGACAATTGCATACTTGATCGGCCCGCCTGTTGGGGGTGGAGCACCGACATAATTGTAATACACTGCCACAAGTTTTAAGCCAATGCTACAATCAACACCCTGTTCTTGGGGGCGAAGAACCCTTTGCTGTTCAAATATTGGTCGAGAGGGAGATGTTTCATTATATGATTGATTCATCAATGCAGGACTCATCCAAAGGATATCCTCTATTATTGTGTCTGTGAGGGATTCGTCTTGTTCAACGATATTCAATTCACCAAATCCATCAGGATAATAATACTCAATCGGAAAAATTCCTGTCATGTTTGCTACCATCAGAACTCTCCTGCATCAATTAGATCGTTTAGACTCTTGACTGTAACATCAGGAGATTCAAGGATAATATTGGGATTTGTGCCATATGGAACAGGCTCTGCAACAAATGCGTCAATTGGTTGTGCTGTGTCAAATTTCAAGGCATCCCCCATTTGAGGAACTGGTGGAACATCAACTGTTCCTTGAGGCTTACCGCATGAGATTGTTGGGATACTCCCTTGTATTGCTGCTGAAATATCATTAACAGCACTGTTCAGTTTTCCAATAATTCCTAGAATTGCATCAGAAGCAAATTCAAGAGAAGGAAGAGTTATGCCATTGATACCTGCCATAATTTCATTTAGTGATGGGAGATCTCCCAATTTTAAGTTTGGAAGATCAAGATCAAACGAGGAAGTATCTCCCATAAATGCACATATATCAATATTAGGAATACTTGCAAGATCACCGCGCTGTGCGGTTAATTCGTTAATACTCTTCTTTGATTCCGAAAAATCGGTAGCAACAGGCACATTCACCATTCCCTTAATACTAACCTCTTCGCCCGTTGATGCTACAGATTTGTCTGCTGCTCCCAATGCGGCATAACTTTTTGTCTGATTGTCTTGCTCATTGGTATATGTTTCAATGTCCTGTGTTGTGTATACAGAACCTTGAGCATTCCGTGATGGAGTTGCTGTTGTAACGGGAACTGATCGATTGGGAATATTAAAACACATAGGTTATTCTCGATTCTTTATCTGTAAATCTGTTGGACTAAGTCGATCAATCAATCCATTAACAAAACCTCTTGCTTTGCTCAAGAGTGTCTGTACGGTTGACGAATTTTCGCCTTCGGGGTTCAAGTCTATACGCGGTGCTACAATAACCATATTTCCTTCACTTGATAGTGTGTATGTTCCTTTGACTTTATGCAAACAATTTCCACCAACATCCGTGGTCATATTGCCTTTCACATACATCTTTACATCACCACCAACTTCAATTTCAAGATCTTTCCCCATCATTATCTTCAATGTTTTGTTTGCATTGAAGGAGCAATTGCCCTTAACGAGAATCATCTTATCGTTTGTGGTAATGTCCCATGCATTACCAACAACCTTGTGAACTTCGCTTCCTCTTGGATGAATTTCGGTAAATGTGCCCGAGCAATGATACCAATGAATTCGTTCTGCTCCTGGTGTATCATCATATTCAATGATATGCCCCGCCTGAGATTCATATACATTGTTGAACGGATATTGGGCTGCATATGGAGTTTGTGGTTCTGACCAAAATCCATACAGAGCGGTTGCACAAATTTCTAAGTCATTTTTCTTTTTGTGTACGATGGTATTTTCGATTTGCTCATTTCTTGCAAGGCGATTTGTATCTGCCTCACCCATTCTAGAGATCAGTGGATAGAGACCATCAGGATCAGCAAATCCCATTTTTGGATCAATTGTTGGATTCTTGGGGAGTTGATATGGTTTAATTCCAACATCATTTTTTGCGGCATCTAATGATGCAAGAATTTCAGCCTTTTTACTTTCAACTTCAGCAGCAAACATCTTTTTAACACTTTCAGGATCTGCAAATGGAATATTTGGTATCTCTGAAAGTTCCCAAGGAATAGGAATATTTACAGTATTAATGCCGCCAATTGATCCCATAACCACAGGCTCTTGTGAATTTGTACCATCTCGAAAGAATCCAATAACCCATGCTCCCTGAACAAGCCCCGTAGGAGACCATCCTTTGCCCGATACTGATGTGCTATTTACAGGCATAAGCACATGCGCCCATGGAAGATCTTGTGTTGGTATTTGTGTTTTGTCGTTTGAGTGCCATCCAAGAATGCGAATCCGAACGCGACCTAACTTTAACGGATCGTAAATGTCTTCGACAACTCCTTGCCACCAAATGAAGCCATTCTTCCCCATATACTCTGCTTTTATTGGTTCTTGACTTGTGCTCATGATGTCTCCAGTGCGAGTTCTGCTTTTTTGTAATCTGCAATTGGTTCCGAAAACGAATCTCTCGATACGGTCATTGTCATTAGATGTTCTCTATCTGTAACAATATGCTTAATTGCAGTAACCAAGTATCTTCCTTTGAGATAATCGTCTTCATAGTTGTCTTTATTTTTAGTCGATTCTTTTGAGATTGTTTTGAAATCTATTACTTGTCCCACCACAACATTGGTATCCCCATAGCAATTCATTATAAGATTAATAGAATTAATTTGGTTGAGCAACGACTGTCGAATCAAGATAGTTTCATCTGGATCAGATACCTGTGCCAATCCCGACATTGAATATGATGAATTGGGATAAAACCGAATATGAGACTCTACTGCATCGGTATAATCAATCTTTCCTCTTGGAACTAAAGGATTTTTCTCTAAATGAGATCCATCATTCATAAAGGACTTGTCATATTTAAATTGATTTGAAGCCCATGTTTTTGTGGTTATATCATGAGTCAATATTGCCGATGCGAGCATTCCCAAACTCTGTTGTTTGATTTTGTCTGTCATGTCCTCAATGACATATGATTGTATATTTCTAAGTTCAGACTCTATCATTCTTATCCCATCATTGCTTCGAAATCCATCGGGATAATTTGTGTATGTGAATGCAGGTGCTGCTTTTTTCAAAGCGGAAATTGGAACAAAATGATGTCCTCGTGAATTCTGAAACAACACATAATCACACATCGAAGTGTTATTTTTTGCTCTTGCTCGATGTGCTAACCAATTGATTGCATATAGTGGTGTCCAATAAGGAATAACATATGAGCGAGTATCATAAGTATCGACAACTGATGCCAAGTGAATCTTGTCATCGTCCAATGCTTCCCCGATAAGACCGACTGCACCTCCGATGACGGCACCAACAACTGCACCAATTAACGGAATTGGTGACCCAAGAATTGCTCCTGCCGCCGCGCCACTACCAGCAGCCGAAAGCAATCCATTATTTTCTCCATTGTCTATTGCGAGATACTCATCAAATATACTGCTTACCATTTTTGAAACAGGCATATTCACATACGATTTCGAAATTTTGCTTTGCATACTCTTAATTGCCTGATGCGAAACAAATTCAATTCTAATCATCTGTGCTGACTCTTGTGCTGTTTCGGTTAGTACTGAAATCTTATAAGTCCGAAACACTAATCTGACAGGATCGCTCCCGCGCATCGGGGTTCGATAGGTGATCGTAAGTGTTTCTGCTCCTATGATAGGAAAGTTCTTCGCCATATTCATCGAATCAATAAGCGTAATACTTCCCGACATACAATTGGAAAAGATGTCTTCGTAGATAACAAAATTCTCAAATACACCTTTGAGACTCATGGTAAATCCAGTGTAAGACTTAAGAGTGATCTCGTCTATCGAGACATCTCCTGGTTTATTCATCGTATCACTGCCGCTTTGTGTCATTTATTGCCTTACCGAGGAAGGGATGTCTTAAATAATTTTCTAAAATCTCTGAGGAGTGGATCAATATATTCGGGACGCATAATCTTGATATTCCGCTTTTTCTCATTGACTGTTTCTTCATGTGATATGTTGGTAATGCTATTTGCATATCCCAAGGAATCGTTATTCTCGTCCACACCCATATCAATAATTTCAACTCTTCCTAAAACATATCGATCAATGAGCGAGGAAAAACTCTTCTGTCTACTTCCATCATTGGCTAATGATGTAGGACGATATAGTGGAGACATTACTTCGCCATCACTCTTTTCAAAGTGATGAAGTGCATATTGATTGTCATCGGTAATTCTCACCATAGGAGCCGATATTTGCTTTCCTTCGCTTGTTACGGTGTAGATGTCACGAACCAATCTAGTCGGATCACCAATAACACTAGAATTTCTTGCTGCCTCTCCCTGAAGAGAAAAACTTCCTGTGATGTTCTCTACGACAATTTTGTATAAATTGGGATCCCATAGTTTAATGGTTGCTGTTGCCAAGACTGTTCCATCTAATGTCTTTTGTTGTATTACATCACCAACCTCAAAATGAACAACTCTACGATCCAACACCATTCTCTTGTCAACATCAAAAAGCATTGGAGGATATATGAAAATTGCTTTTCCCGCATATACCGATTGCATTTGGTGTTCCATTTCATTCATGCTTAGGGGCCAACTAAAGAACGGATCCAAGATTTCATTGAACAGAAGAATGATCCAATGATAATCTGATCGTCCATATATGCGATCTGCTAAAGTCTCGGGTTTTTCCTCATCCTTGATTGTATACTCAAGATATCCCGACTGTGATTCTTTGATGCTATCTATAATCTTTCCTCGGGTTAATATATTTCGAGCAATGACTGTATTGCCATTACTATCCCGATATCCAACATTAGATAAAAAATTGAAGTATCCCATGTATTGCCTTATGGTGATTGATCTTTGCCCAGTTTCCAGCCAAATCTATCTCTAGTGAGAATTTCAAGTTCGCTGAATGTCAGTGACATTGTAATTTTTGTTGGTGCGGCACCAAACGCATCTTGACTGAATGTTGTAAAGGTAGTATCTTCTCCATATTTAATACTGATTGACTTGAGAGCACATTTTAATATCTGTGGTAAATATCCATTCAAGGTGCCATCAGCCATCAAGAAACTAATTCCAAATTCTGCGGGATAATCCAAGAATCGACCACTTCCCGCCGATCTTTTGGGATGGGCATAATATTTCAACAATCCAATTATTTCATGACAAGTCTGCATTTCTTCTTGATTTCGTGGAAGAAAGGTATATGCAAAGTTGAATTCACGCCGCTTGACTTCTTTGAAAGTATGCAGTGCCATTGGATTTGTTACTTGTCGTTGCTGTGCTGATGCAAATTTAGAAAATGTTCCCGATTCTGCACCAACCAAATCCCCCAAAGAATCAAGTACTTTGAGATTTGCAAGTCCCAATTTTTTACCAATATCTCTTGCACTTGCCTGATCTCCCTGTGCAATTGCTTTTGCTAATTTAAGATTGTCAAGTCCTGCCATACTGCTATCTTCATATTCAAGACCATAACCAACCTCAAGTCCTGTGGGCATATAGAGGTATATTGATTCAAGAATCTTCTGTGTCAATCCCGACAATCCCGTTTGTTCTTCGGTATAGGAGTCTCTTCCCAATCCCTGACCCTGCAAGTCTCCGTCCACGAGTGCTTGCTTTGCTGTATTAAAGATTGCTCCGATTCCTTCCAAGATTGCACCAGCCCCCGCACCAACCATTCCCGCAATATCGGTTGGTTGAGTTTCTGGTTTTTCACCTTTACCTATAGAACTGGTTATATTATCAACAATACTGCTTGTTATTGCCTGAAATTGATTCCGTTTTGTATCAAGAGTACCGCCTCCCGTATCGTATATTTCAATCTTCATAACACTCTGTAGTGTGGGATTGCTCAATAAGTCATATGGATATTTGTAATATCCCTCCGATTTTCCCCTACCCGTGTTGTAAAGTCGATTCTCAAATTGACTTGAAGCGCGAGAAAGCAGTGCTTCAACAGCACGAATTTCGTTTAGATTTTTTACGCTACTATATTCTTGCATATAGTGTATTTAGATGTCTTTGATAAATAGAATATACGGGAGAACCCTCATCGCAAACAACAAATCATATAAGGGAAAATACACACCGAAGCGACCCGAAAAGTATAAGGGAGACCCCACAATGTGCTTCTATCGGTCATTGTGGGAAAGGCGCGTAATGGTTTTTTGCGATGAAAACGACTCCGTTACTAAATGGTCTTCGGAAGAAGTGGTTGTCCCATATATTTCGCCTGTCGATGGGCGCAAACACCGTTACTTTGTGGACTTTTGGATGTGTCTTAAAAAGCCTGATGGTGGGATTGAGGAGTGTTTGATCGAGGTCAAACCCAAAAAACAAACAATAAAACCCGAGCAACCCAAATCAAAACGAATCTCCAAATCCAAGTTGTTTGAGATTAGAAATTGGCTGATCAACTCTGCAAAATGGGAAGCAGCAAAAGACTACTGCACAGATCGCGGTTGGAAATTTCGGATTCTAACAGAAGAAAACATCTTCGGTAAGGCTGGAAAATGACAAAACAACAAGTAATAAAAGTCCTGAAAGGGATGCAAGGAACAAATCTTCAACTTGGAGATGATCGAACAACTCGTTGGTTGGCAACAAACCTATCCAAAATCAAAACAACCATGAATCAAAGAAACTTCATAGATTCAGGAAAAACAGTTATTCGAAAAAGTCTGACTCCTGGCAAGATGGTTTTCTATGGATATAGCCCTAAAACGAAAGACCAACTCATGTTTTGGGACGAATTTCCAATTACCATTATCCTTCACCCCCAAAAAGATGGATTTCTTGGTCTCAATTTGCACTATCTACCTCCAACAGGAAGAGCAAATTTTCTAAACAAACTCCTTAAATATGTCTCCGACCCCAATTGGATAGCACATAACAACACAAGCGTAGAGTTCAGAGTCACATATGGGATGCTTAAGGGGTCAGCGATCTTGAAGGCATACCGACCATGCATCAAGCGATATTATTACAAACACATCGTATCAAAGGTTTCATTCATCTCTCCTCAGGATTGGAAGACTGTTCCTTTCTTTCCTTTAGACAGATTCAAGGGCGCAAGCCGAAGCGATATATGGGCACTCGCATGATAGATACTCTATAGAAACATGGATATAAGCAGAATACAAGCAGTAACGCCAGAACAAGCATACCAATCGTATGTTAAGAATCCCGAACCATCATTTCAGGATTCTGTCTATGGTCGCGCACGAGATACGGGATGGGCATCGGGTAACCGTTGGCTCACGATGATATTCCCAAATCAACAGGTGCGAGATGCCATTGGCATGAATTTTGTCGTAGATGTTGCACGATTGGCAACTACCTGCAAATCTGTAGCCATGAACGAACAGTCATGGTATAGCACCGAACAAAATTATATCGATGCAGGGCCGAGCCGCGTATTTCCATACAAGAGGAATACGAATAATGCTTCGGGTATAAAAATTCAGTTCAACTGTGGTACTGATATGTTTGAGAAGGAGTTCTTCGAGACATGGCTCAGATATATTCAGAATCCAGTTACTCGCCAATGGCGATATTATGACGAATATGCAAAGGGTAGTGAAATATTCCTAATGCTGCTCCCCAACCATGTTCAGAATTTTGAAATGGCAATGCAAGCAATGTATAATGGTCAAATTGTTGGATATCGGTTTACTGAAGTCTATCCATTTTCGATGAATATGAATGGTGGATCTCTAAACTATACAAACATTAATGAACCACTGTTCTCGGATATTGGATTTATGTATCACGATATTCTTCCTCTTTTACCCGACCGAATTGCATATAACAACACATTACCCACAGTAACAGATACGGGTTATCCTGTTATTGAGAAGGATAGATTTAAGGACATCTTAACAGCAAGTCAGTTGGGAATTGACAAGGCAGTCAACGGGTTTGCTCTAGGAACGATTGCAGAGCGTGGAGCGTTCAATGCCCTCCGTCAGCAACAGCAGAGCATCCTGACGGCATATACACGGCAACTAGAGGAATATAAAGCACAGGATCTCCCCCGTGGTGTAGATGGCAGAGTTGTATATGCGACCCCAAGACAGGGTGGTCTACAGGGAATGCTGACTCAAATGTCGCAGGTTCAAGGATTTTTTGGAGAAGGCTTCTTTGGCAACGGATTTAACCCCTAACTTTTCATCATAGGAGATCGTAATGGCACTTTCAGGAATTCTCGCATCAGTACCGAAACATCAGACAACTTTGCCCGTTAGTGGCAAAAAGATTGAATATCGTCCATTTATTGTCAAAGAGGAAAAAATCCTCTTTATGGCATCAGAAAGCAAAGACGAAAAAACAATCAATAGTGCAATTCGAGAAGTAATTTCGGCATGTACGGGCGGGACTGTTGATGTATTCAAGTTGCCGATTGCAGATATGGAATATCTATTTCTCCAATTGAGAAGTCATTCTGTTGGAGAAACCGCAAAACCAAACATCAAATGTTCAAAATGCGAGATTCCGAATGAATGCGAAATCAATCTCAAGGAGATTAAACCAACCATAGATCCAAAGCATACCAAAATAATTACGGTTGTGGATGATATCAGCATACAGATGCAATATCCAACCATGGACGATCTTCAAGATATCACCACACAATCCGATGTCGAACGAGCACTTACAATATTGGTCAAATCGATTGATAAGGTGTATCAGGGGGAAATCATTCATAATGCTGCTGAGATGGACGAGAAGGAAGTTCGCAACTTTGTGGAAGAACTAACACAAGACCAATTTAAGCGGCTCTTTGAGTTCATTGAAACCATGCCCAAATTGGAAAAGGAAGTTCGGTTTAAATGCAAGAGTTGTGGACATGAAAATATTACAATACTCAAGGGGATCACAAGTTTTTTCTCGTAGCCTCCACTCATGACAATTTATTGAATATGCTCTCGGTTAACTTTGCGATGATGCAGAATTTTCACTACACACTTGAAGACCTTGAAGGCATGATGTCATGGGAACGGAGGATTTATATCGAACTGTTGATGCAGCATCTAAAGGAAGAAAAAGAGAGAATGGAATCGATGAAGAGTCAGGAACGATAAAGGATAAGTCAGATGGCAGGAGAACCAACAAATCAATCGGGACAGCCAACGCCACCCATCAATCAAGATGGAATTGCTATTCCTATTCAAACTCCTCCTCCACCACCGTCTCTTAAACCCACATTCGATCCTGAAAAAGAAAAGGCAGCGGCAAAAGCACTTGAAGATTTTCAAGCAACCATAAATGCAGTCGAAAAGGATTCTCAAAAATACATAGCAACGCTTAAGAAACTTGAACAAGTCGAGTCTAAGCATAGCGAAAAAAAGCAAAAAGTTCTTGCTGCTGAAGATAAAAGATTAGAGTTTGAACGCAAATCTGCAACTGAAAATAAGAAGTTCAGAGATTCCGCAGGTGAGTGGAAATTGTCTATTGATGGCGCAAGAGAAGCAATGAATCTGCATGAAGCAGATCTTAAACTCTATAATCTAGAAATTGAAAAAGCAACAAAAGAACAAAATGCTGCAAGGGTAGAACTGTCCGAAGTTCGACAGGCTGCTATATTGGAAGGAAGTCAGCGGAAGCAAACTGAACGATCACTAGAATCTCTCAAGACCACAATTCTTAGCACTGCTAGTAATATGGCAGATGTTCTTGGCCCCGAAATGGGGAAGATGTCCAAGGCATTCCAAGGAGTGTCTGATACCTTTACTGAAATACAGCAAAATGCAAAAATCAGAGACAATGAAATTGGACTGATAAGAACATTAGATGCCAAAAAACGAATAGTCGAAGATGCCAAATCGGGGATTATTCAAAGAGAAAAACTCAACGAAATTCTTGCAAAAAAGAATGCAGAAACAGAAGGAACAAAACTCTCAGATTCATTGAGTGCCACGGGCGGTATTGTTGGACTGAAAGACATCAAAAGCGAACTTGATGCTATTGTTTCGGCAGAAATGGAACTATATTCAATCAAGAATCCTGAGGCAACTGCTCAGGAGACAGAAGAATATCGTAAGCAGTTTGCAATGAAAAGCAAGGAAACGATTCGTGAAAATCTGTTAATCAAGACAAAAAGAGAACTGACCTCAATCGAAGAAAAACAGATTCTCAAGAAGATGGCTGACAAAAATGTTTCGAGACAGATGGCAATGACCATGGTCGCGAGAGATCCTGAAATGATCAAGGAGCGTCAAGAAGCAAAGGAACGAGGCACTCAAGTTGTCGATGGACTGGATCGTATTGCGGATACTCAACTCGCCACACTGAATCACACAAAAGCAGAAGATATTGCAGCGGCAGAACGAGATGCAGAAGCCAATACAGGAACTCCTAAGTGGGCATCGATGCTCACTGACAGTATTGCAAATCTAAAAGATCAACTTGGAGGTTTGTTTGATAAGGATAGTGGGATGTTCAAAAAAATCCTTCTCGTTTTGGTTGTAGGAATAGGTGCGGTAGTTGGTTATCTCTTTACCAAGATTATGTTTATCATATCCCTGATAAAACTCATTCCTTTTGGAATTGGCAAGGCATTTGGTGTTGTATTTTCGGGAATTGGTTCGGGAATTATGCGAATGTTTTCGGGTATTACGGAATTCCTCTCACCACTCACAAAAGGATTTGCAGCACTCTCCAAAATCTTTCCAGCAACAGCGGGTGCTCTTGGACTATTTGGAAAAGCATTCATGTTTGGGTTCAAAATTCTTGGGAAGTTTTTCTTCTATGCTCAACTCGTTGTTGATGCACTCTATGGTGCATATAAAGGTTTTCAGGAACTTGGAAATATTAAAGGAGCAATTCTTGGGGCAGTATCTCAAATTATCAGCGGACTGACTTTTGGGCTGCTTGACTTCAAGGACATCTTCGACTTTTTCAATAGCACAATCGGAGACACAATCGGAGGACTTATTGATACGATATCTGAATATATCATGGGGGGATATAACCTCCTGATCAAACCTTTCATTGATGCTTTTAGTAATATTGTTGAGATATTCCAAGGTGGTGGTGGAATGTTCTCCAAAATCCTAAAATCAATATACGAAATGCTCTTTGCAACTGCAAAGTATCTTGTTGGACAATTGATAATGACATTTATTAGAATGCCAATACTGCTGCTTAAGGCATCATTCTATGTAATCAAATTTTTGGCTTACGATCTTCCCAATATGCTTGTGGATGCACTTACCTCAACCGTAAATTGGTTGTGGAATTGGGTTACAAGTGGAGAATGGCTAGAAGATATTGCAAATTTTGGCGAATGGCTTAACGACAAACTAGTCAGTTTTTTCACAGATATTATCAATTCGATTGCCGATGCACTTGGAGATATTCCAATTATCGGAGGTTCGATTAAGGCTGCATTGGGAGGTGGCACACCCACAACAACTCCTCTTGCGGTTGCAGCAGAAAAAACAAACAAGGTTATGGAAGATACAAACAGTGCAGTTTCTTCCATGGCACAAAGCAATACAAACAGTGCAGTTTCTTCCATGGCACAAAGCAATACAAACATTGCATCAAATACACAGAACACATACAGTAGTTCATCTAGCACTCCCCTTGGAAAAGCAGGAGGTGGTGTTCAATATGCAAATATGTCTTCACCGTCATACAATGCAAATGCAGTTAATACCGCAACAACAAATGCATCTACTGCTCAGTACAATGCAACCAAGCAAAGCAACCCCACCAACATAAGTGCCCCCACCACAAATGTTCTCGGTGGTGGGGGCGGGGGCGAATCTATTATGTTGTCTCCGACATCAAATCGGAATACAGAGCCTACATTCCGTGCTCTGCTATTTCAAGAGTGTCCTTCACTCTAATCAATCATCATCATCTGCCAACTTCTTGAAGTAGGCAAAGGCATCTTCGCCTTCATCTTCAGTCTTTGCTCCCTTTGCAGGAGCCTTCTTTGGTGCCTTCTCTTCTCCAAAACTAGATGCTGCCATAGACTTCATCTTACTGCGAAAGTCTTCAGGCTGTGCTTCCTCTGCACTAACAGCAGAACCTTCTGCGGCACCTCCCTTGAGAACCTGATCCATTCGAGCCTTGAGTTCTTCATATGCCTTAAACTGATCAGGAGCAACAAAGGGCTGAAGAGGATACTGCGACTTCCACAGAGCCTCAAGACGCTTGTCATCGCCATCAAACACTTCAGACTGTGGCTGAAACCCACTCTTTTCATAAGAGACATAACCCGATTCAAGATGTGCCTTCAACTTGAAGTTTGCACCCTGCCAAAAATCAAACGGATTAAACTTTGTCTCATCAGGAGAAGTAGGGCTTGTTGCTTCCTGCAACTTGTCAAAGATCTTCTTGCCAAACTTATACAGGAAAACCTTTCCCTCATTCTCGCGATTGGATGGATCACTCACAACAAGGATATTCGCAATGTACGACAACTTGCGCTTACGATCACGCGCAATTCCCTTGTTTGATTCCATACCACTGTTCCACAACTCGGTGTTTCCTTCACAAACAGGACACTTCTTTCCAACGGTGGTTGGGCAGTTCTCAATCATCCAACCGCCCTTGCCTTGGAATCCGTGGGAGAACAGTCGAACCCATGGAATGTCCTCGCCCTCTACAGGTGCAAGAAAGCGAATGACTGCATATCCGTTTCCGCTCTTGTCTCGCTCAAGAGTCCAAAAGCGATCATCTTCATAACTGCTCTTGGTATTGACCTTTGTCATTTCCTTAGAAAGGCGATCAATTGCTGACTGAGCATTCTTCTTCATACTTGAAAAACCTGACATGTTTTGTATCTCCTTGTGTTTGTTGTATAGTAAAACGATTTAGTTTATTGTATCACAAAATAACCAATTAGTCAAGGGGGAGTTTTGACTTTTTCCCGCCTTTTAGCATGTTTTTATTTTCAAACTCTGCTTTCAATTTTTCCCGAATTGGCTTGGTTACCAACTTTGCAACCGATTCGGGTTCAATTCCATGCTTTTCGCAAAGTTCAAGAATTGCATCGATGTATTGACCATCCTTACGATCTCGGCACAGTTCTTCGATCTCTTTGCTGAAAGTAGTTTCAATGTTAATTATTGATCCCATTATGGCATACTTTCTTCATTAACATCGTTTGTCATTTGAATTGGCATTTCGTCAATTGTATCAACCCACCGAGCAATACCTCGCTCAAATTCTTCCGAAGTTAGAAGAATTCCAATTTGCTCTCCCTTTTCCGTCATGAATCGAATGCAATGAAATCGTTCCTTTTGCGGAGGAACAATCGGTTCAATTCTTCGAGACAATGTAAATCCAAACCAATTAAGTATTTTTTTGAGCCAATTCATTAGCAATCTCCTGTACTTGCTTAAAGTTATATTTTTCCCAATACGAACGGATGACATTTGCCAAACCTTCGCGATAGTCGTTTCGATGTTCGACAAACTCTTGTGACGAGCCGTCATCCGATACAATCAAAACAACAAGGTCTGTAATTCGCTGCCCTGTCCGTTCTTCCCACATATATGAATATGCAGTTGCCTGATGAAAGTAATTTGTGATCCAAGACTTCTTCTTTTTCTTTGAAGAGGTCTTGAAATCAATTATTGCAGGATTTCCATTATACTCTCCGATGCAATCTGTTCTTCCTGCAAGCATCAGATGATCAGACCACAAAGGTCGTTCGATTGCATAGATTTCTCCAATGTTTTTCATCATTGGCAGAAGTGCATCAAAACGCATTGAATCTTCTTCGCTTGTTGGGACAGTACCATCTGTCAGGTATTTCTCAGCAAGCAAGTGCATCTGATTTCCTCTTGCAATTGCCTTCTGAGAGGTCTCTAGATTCTTTGGATCTGTACGCCACTCTTTCCACTTCTCAGCATCTAGATGGTTTACAACCGTGGTAACCGAAGGATACCACTTGTCTTTTGTTGGGGACTTGTAGTATCGACCCACACCATCTGCTTCAACTGATGGCAAGAATTCTTTATCTGAGTTGATCATAATCAATAGTCTCTCATTCCGTGTCTAGGATGTGCGGTTTTAATCTTTGAAATTACTTCTTTGAATCCACTGTCGGGACGAACAATACCAAGTCGAACAGGATCAATGACAGGCGGTGCAGTTGGGATATACTGTTCGACTTTTTTCTCCCCACACTTAGGACACGGAGTCTTGCATGGCTTGTCGTTGTCTTTCATTCGGAGGAATTCCTCGAATGTGTGTTGGCAAGCAAGACAGATATAATCATAATTAGGCATAATATGTACTGTATTTATGCGGTATTAACAAACCAAGAAGGAGGGCTTGTTCTAGACCATTTGGCAAAACGCTTCTTGTCTCCGATATAGTAATTGCGATATGCCGTGACTGCATCATCTGTTTTATAGTGTTCAGGCATCGCTTGTGCAAACGGAGACAATTGTCCTTGCCTGATATTCACAGGCAAGGTAGAAAGATAATCATGGACTAGCCCACACATCGAATGCTTCTTGGAATACCGATCCGTGTATTCTTTAAGAAGACCCGTTGTATGTTGCCACAGCCACAAGTAATTGTCGCTGCCCTGCATTACCCACTTTGTGCATGGGTGATTTACCATAGCAGGTAAGCACAATTTTGCATCTTTAGCAGTACAGGGATGTACCCAATGTTTGAGTTTTCGATTGGACTTTGAAATCCTAATGGTGGCATTACCATCCAATACACGATGTGCCGTTGATAGCATCTGTGCACTTTCTACTATCATTTTTACAACATGTTTGTCGCAAAGATCATGAGCGGCATCAAGTGGATTGGGTTGTACTGCAAAAATATTCATAGGATTAGTCCATAAAGGAACCATTGCGCCACAGATGCCCCAATCGATGCATTAGGATATCCCATCCCAATCCAAGCCATGTGTCTGATTGATAACTGCCTTCGGGACACTGCATGGAATATGTGATGGTAAGTACAGTCTTAGCCTTCGGGGTACGCTTCTTTGGAGTTGTCTTGGTCTTAGTCATTATTGGATCCTCCCATTGATTCGACATTTTTTTCCTTTACCCAAAAAGTTTCAGACCCCCATTCAGGGCTGTGGGTGGTTACTAGGTACTGCTTTCCCCAATTTGGGTGAACTTCAACACGCCGAACGATTGCAATTTTTTGCTCTTCGCGCAGCCATACCTTGATTTGTGGAGTAGTTTTATACGCTGTTTCGTTAGTGTCCATGAGATTAAACCTTGTAAAGAAGTTAAGATTAGTTACAGTATAGCACAAATTAAATCAGTGTCAAGTGGCATGCTAAATATAGGCGAGGTACATATTATGCCAACTACACTATCAATCCCTGAAGTCGTGAAGAAAATTTCGCAAACCGCACAGAGCAAAGAAGATGTCATTCGAATGCTCAGAGAAAACAACAGTCATGCATTTAAACTGTTGCTTCAGTATGCATTCATCGACACATCCAAGTGGTATCGCAGCGATCTGCCGCCATACACCCCCGACAATGCACCCGAAGGACTTACTGTATCAAGTTTGTTCCAGGAAGTCAAAAGACTTTATATATTTAAAGAGTCCTACAATCTTCCAAAAGAACGCAAAGACATTCTGATGATTCAGATGTTAGAAGCCATTCATCCCGATGAGGCATTGATGGTCAAAGAACTGTTCAGCGGAACTTTCTATGGATACGGGATCAGCAAGCAACTTGTAATTGATGCGTTTCCCGATATTGCTGCTACGGTAGTTTCTTCTTAAAAATCGCCATTGCATATTTGGCAAGGTAGTAAGAATCTACAATATCAGAGACAGGACTTGAACACTCCTTGCTTTCCTTGTCCATTGTTTTCATCAGATCGATATTTGTATCTTTGACAAATGACGAATGCATCATACATTTATCAGAATTACCTTTACCTGTGGCAAACTTTTTTAGTGCAGCAGGTGCAATAGTATCAAATCGAATGTGATGTTTCCATAACTTATGCTTAAGCAATCCGCAGTTCTCGCCGATGTGAAAAACCTTTCCCTTGGCTCCCATGGCATAGTCCTCTATGACGAGTATGTCAGGTTCAACCCTACACTTGGCAACAGCCCATTCAGCAATGAGATCGAAACGGTGCTCAGGACAGAGGTAGTCGGGATAGGGATCCCCTGTCCAAGTCATGAAACCACTGTTGTAAGTGACTTGATTGCGTTTGACGGAGGTCAGAAACCAACATTGGACTTTGTCCCCATCAATGAGAGTGACAGCAGGTGAGGTCATAGAGTAGTCGATTCCTAGTGCTTTCACAAAAGTATGTATTGTCTTTGTCTGAATTTGAGGTAGAATATACAACATGAATATCGAACGAATCAAAGAAATGGTCGAAACTGATCTCAAGATCGATGGTACCGAATTAGGCGATGAGTCAATTCGCATTCCACAATTGCATAGCAAGTATCTCAACATCTACCATGATGAGTCTCTGATCCTTCGCAAATTGGATGTAGATTTAAAAATTCTTCAGAAGCAAAAATGGGAATACTACAACGGAAAGATGTCCCAACAAGAACTTGCCACACTTGGATGGGAGCCTTTTGGTCATCGAATCTTGAAGCAAGATTTGGATATCTACCTAGAATCCGATACCGACATCATAAAGCATGGATCAAAGATAGATCTACAAAAAGCAAAAGTAGAGTATCTAGACTCTATTCTCAAGGGAATCAATAATCGGAATTGGGTGATTCGAAATGCAATTGAATGGAGAAAGTTCATGAGTGGGGTTATCTAAATATAATTAATGCCTGTAATTGAAGTCCGTAGTATGAATACCGCCAACCTTCGAATTGTTACGGAGAATGGTATTGCATACGAATTACAGGAGTACTTTACATTTGATGTACCTGGAGCAAAGTACACACCTGCATTTAAGAGACGAGTGTGGGATGGAAAGGTGCGACTGTTCAATGCATACTCGGGATTAATGCCCGCAGGATTGATGGACTATCTTGCAACATTCTCCAAAGATCGTGGATACGAACTTCAAGTTGATTCTGCAATTGCACAACCTGAAATTAAATTCAACTGTGATAAAGTTCGCGAGTTCATGAAATCCTTAAACCCTACAGCAAGAGGGTTACCACTAGATCCACACGATCACCAAGTTGATGCAGTGTGTCATGCACTCAATCAATCAAGATGTGTTCTGCTGTCTCCAACGGCAAGCGGAAAGAGTCTTGCGGTTTATTCGTTGTGTAGATACTATCAAAGTGCGATTGCTCCCAATCGAAAAATTCTAATAGTAGTTCCTACCATTTCGCTTGTTGCCCAATTGTATGCAGACTTCAAAGACTATTCAGCACAGACCAAATGGAATGTCGAAAATAATTGTCATCGAATTACTGCTGGCGAAGCAAAACTAACAGACAAGCAAATTGTCATCTCGACATGGCAAAGCATATACAAACTACCAAGATCATGGTTTGATAACTTTGAAGTGGTTATTGGAGACGAGGCACATCTCTTCAAAGCACAGAGTTTAAATGGGATCATGAATAAACTGATTGACTGTCCCTATCGAATTGCACTTACAGGCACTCTCGATGGCAGTAAGATTCACAAATTGGCAATTGAGGGGCTATTCGGCCCTGTGTACCAAGTGACCACAACAAAAGAACTGATGGAGAAAAACCTCTTAACGAATTTGAGAATCGAATGCATCATGCTTCGATACCCTGCTGAAATTCGAAAGACGGTATGTGGATTGGATTATCACGGAGAGATTGAATGGCTGATCAATTGTGAGAAGCGAAATGAATTCATCACTTCTCTTGCATCTGCAACCCGTGGGAATACTCTTGTCCTTTTCAACTATGTTGAGAAACATGGAAAGCCACTATTTGAAAACATCAAGAAGTGTGCTACAAATGTAATAGAGAATCGCAAGGTGTTCTTTGTAGCAGGAGAAACTGAACTTGAACAGCGCGAAGGAATTCGAAACATTGTAGAGCAAGAGGAAAATGCAATCATTGTTGCTTCCTATGGAACATTCAGTACGGGAATCAATATTCGGAGTTTGAAAAATATTATCTTTGCAAGCCCATCAAAGAGTCGAATCAGGGTTCTTCAGAGCATTGGTCGGCAATTGAGAAAGTGTGATGGAAAACATATTGCCAAGTTGTATGACATCGCAGATGATCTTCACAGTGGAGAAACACTAAACTACACCCTTCAGCATTTTCTAAAACGAGTTAAAATTTATGAGTCGGAGCAGTTCAGATACAAGTTGATAAAGATGCCAATTGATTTGAAAATTCAAAGACCCAAAAAGGATGACAAATGACACAAGTATATCCAATACGATTAATTCGATTGATGACGGGTGAGATGCTAATGGCAGGGATATCCGATGGCGGTAAGTTGTCATATGTATTGGAGTGTCCAATGGTTTTGATTGCTGTCACATCACCAAGGCAAAAAGATAATCAAATTCAAGAAGTAGCGGTTATGTTAAAAAATTGGATTGAATTTACTGCGGATGAGTACTATATCATCTCCAAAAAGGCAGTAATGTGTATTATGAAACCAACAAGAGAAATTCTTGCAGACTACATTCAGGCAAAAATACATTCAGACATTATGGGCGATCTGATCGATAGCGGATTGTCTGAAGGCAAATCCATCAATGACTTGAGTGATGAAGAAGACTCAGAGGATGAAAATTCTGAGGATGGGGTCAGCGACCCCTCATGGGATGATGAAGAGTATGACGAGTTTCCAGGTTGGGGTGGAGATCCACGGCTCTAGGTACTTAAGTACTTAATGTACTCAGTACTTACTATATTACTCAAAGAAGTACATTAAGTACTAGTAACTTAAGTAACTTAATCCACCCCTTGAACTCAAGTGTATCTAGTATCGGAAATCAGTAAATTCCCTTTGATTTGAAAATTTGCTAAAGGAATTTTACAGAAGACACTTTACATTAGTGTGAATTGTGCTATAGTCACTCATAACAAACGGAGAATAGATGTCAAAAAAGCGCGAAGGAAATCATTATATTGACAATGAACGATTCTTAAATGAACTCGTTACACACAAGGACATTGTCATTAAAGCAAAAAAAGAAGGCATCAAACCTCCTGGAGTGAACAACTACATTGGACAATGTTTCTTAGACATTGCAAACAATCTATCCAAGAAACCCAATTTTGCAAATTACACATACAAGGATGAAATGGTATCTGACTCAGTTGAAAACTGTATCATGTATGCTACTAACTTTGATCCATTGAAATCAAGAAATCCTTTTGCCTTCTTCACACAGATAATCTATTATGCATTCCTTCGGAGAATTCAAAAGGAAAAGAAGCAACTGTATATCAAGATGCGGTGCTTTGAAGAAAATGATCCCACAGGAAGATTTCGTAATTGGATGGAGAAAGAACACTCTAAGTATGAAGATACAGGACTAAGTCCGTTTGCAGATTTCATTCCAAGCGAAACACAAACAACAGAATCTCTCAAACCAAAAAAGAAAAAGCGCGTTCGTAAAGGTGAAATTGAACCACCTACATTGGATTTAGAAGATAAATGATCGCAGTTATCAACGATACACATTTTGGCGCAAGAAACGATAGCCCAATTTTCCTAGAGCATTTTCTAGAATTTTGGGAAACTACCTTTTTCCCAACACTTGAAGACAGAGGAATCAAGCGAATTATTCATTTGGGTGACTTTCTTGACCGAAGAAAGTACATCAATTTTCACACACTCAATCAAGTTCGTACTCGCTTCCTAGAGCCGCTCTCAAAAATGGGAATTGAGATGGACATTACTCTTGGAAACCATGATGCGTTCTTCAAGAACACCAACCGATTGAATTCTGTTGTTGAGTTGTTTGCAGGATATCCAAATATTCGCATTCACGAATCTCCCACAATTCTTGATCTCGGGGAAATGAAGGTGGGTATTGTCCCATGGATCACCAAAGAAAATGCTCAAGCATGTCTTGATTTCATCCAATCAGCAACAGTTCGTGTTCTCATGGGGCATTTTGAAATCAATGGATATGAAGTTCTTCGGGGAGTAGAGTTTCATGATGGGATGGATCCCAATATTCTCAGTGGGTATGAAGCAGTCTACAGTGGACATTTTCATTGCAGACACAGCAAGGGATCCAATATTCACTATCTCGGTACACAGTATCAGATGACATTCGCAGATTTGGGGGAGCGTAAGGGATTCCATATACTTCATCCTCGAACAGGAGAAATGGAATTTGTCGAAAATCCGTGTCAGATATTCCATCAGATTGAATATGATGATGCGAACCAAGACTATACCCTACTCAACTGCAAGAAATTCAAAAACACTTATGTGAAACTCTTGGTCAAGAACAAAACTCGACCCATCATGTTTGATTCGTTAGTTGACCGACTCAATGATGCTCCTGTCCATTCGGTTACTGTTACCGATCAGTCGGAAAAAGACACGAATACAAAATCTTTTACCGTGGACATGTCCAAGGACACACTGACCCTGATTTGTGATGAAATCGATACCATGGAGAGCGTGGTCGATCCTGTTCGGTTAAAAACTCTCGTTCGTGAGATATACAGCGAGTCTTTGCAGGGCTAAATATGGTTAATGGCTAAACCATATCGTGTTCTCATATCGGACATACAGGAGTGGAGTACTGCTCCCGCAAGAAGCGGCACGGGATATGTCGTTGACACAATGTCTCGAACAGGCAAAGCAAGTACTGCCAAAAAGCCTTCTATACGCCAACTAAAAAATAACTCACCCTCTCGCGTTGAAATTGGGAAACTAAAGAATGCAAACTGGGGTGCAGGGGGAATCACATGATCTTTGGTAACAACGGAAGCATATCTGTTATTGCAGCAAAAAATATGGTGGGTTATGATATTTTCTTGACTTCAGACTTCACCAAAGAGTTTACAAATGGTGAATCAGTTTCTTTTTACTATCCACCCGAACATCCCAATGCAAATCAAAAGTATCAATTCGGTCTTGTCAATGGAAGTAAAACCACCACTCCATGCACCATGTCATCAGAAGATACAAGGACTATAAATTCTGAGGATCGAGAACTCAAATTACTGAGAGACTTTATATATCCATATCAGACTTCTCTTTTTTTGGGAATGAATCAGAATACATCATCAATTCTTCCTCTAAGTGATGATGGAATGTCGGGTGGAAGTGGATATGATGGCTTCTTGCTCAAGGGATCTGTTATATATGGAGAATCGAGCGGAGCAAAGCGTTACTATGCAGGGCCGTTTAAAGGATATAGCAAGGAAATTGAGTCTGTATGTCAGGGCACTACCGCAATGAATATCATGGATGGCAGCGATTGCTTGGGTTGGCTCAAAGGTTCTGTATATGAGAATGGATATGACCCCAAATACCATGACTTGTTTTCATATTCAGATGAGCCAAAACAAAAAGTAGATCACAGGAATCCATACAATCAATTTTTCATGCATGATACTCCATTTGCAGATATAAACTACGCATGGCTAAATGTTCCAAATCGCAAGAACAGACCGATTCCCTACAATATGCTTGGCACAAGCAATAAGGGAACATATGCTGCACTCATCACACCAAAGCATGCATTAGTTTTAAACAGTAGAGATGTTGCTCCTGAAAATTTAGTGTTTTACTCTGAATCACAGGGTCTTACTTCTGTTGCCGTATCCTCCTCCGTCAATACCTTTAAGCAGATGTGGGATGCGATTGGGTTTGTAAATGAAAATACAAATGCAACAACTTTACAAAATTTCAATGCTCTTTCCACACACTTTGATGGAATCAAGATTTTGACACTAGCATCCGAATTGCCATCAGATGTAACTCCTGTGAAACTGTATGATAATTACGGAAGCAATAGTGTCTTTTATTCTTTATTGTTTGATCAAGAAGGTCGCGGACATCATTCCGCATTTTGCCCTCCACTGACTAAAGATTCAGTAGTGGGCACAGCAGAAATTCGACTCGACACAAACAATATATGTAATACAACATCTGAGTCTATGCAGTTTCCAACGGCACCTATTACTACACCAACCTCAAAGGTGATGGGGGGAGACATCGGAAGTCCTGTAGTAACATACAATAATTATGCATCTGTTCTTATGGGATTCTTATCAGGATATAATCACACCGATGATAAGGTAAGTGGAACTATGATTGGATTTGGAATTGGATCTTCTAAAATGTATGAGTTCTCATGGGGATATTCACATAGCCCAATGAACATACTGAACATGTATTTGGCATTAAGTGGATATCAGGCAACCGCACACCAAATCGTTGAAGAACGAAAATCCGAATCAACAATATTCTTAGAATCGATTTGACCTCCCTAAATACACGATCACTAGGAGATATACAATATGAGCGAAATTCTACTATTCAGATTAAATTCGGGCGAAGAAATCATTTCAAAGGTAATTGATACCTCATCTGATTCTTTTACACTGAAGTCACCCGCCATTCTTTTACCACTCGGTAATGGTCGATTGGGTCTTGGCCCATGGTTACCATACTGCTACACCGAAAGTTTGGTTTTGCCATCAAAGGCAATTGCATTCGTTGCTAATCCAAAGACTGAATTGGCAAATGAATACAGCAGCAGTTTTGGATCGGGTCTTGTTGTTCCTGATCGGGAAATTCAAGAATCTGCACCATCGCTCAGACTTATCACCGAATAATCTTACGATATTCGGCTGAAATTTCCGCGCTTG